TCGGTTGCCCGGAATATGTTCTTCTCTTCCGAAAGTTGCCTTCTGATACCTCACGAGCCTATGCTGATTTGCCGGTGACAAAGAATAAGAGTGAATACTCGCTTGCCCGTTGGCAGATAGATGCCCATGCAAGTTGGAAATCTTCTGGTAACTCTCTATTGAGCTATGAGGACATGAAAGGAGCCGGAATAGATAAGATACGCCATCTGTTCAGGAACTACGAACGTGAACATATATATAACTACGAGGAACATGTATCATTCGCTGAAGAATTGGAAATATACGGAAAGCTGCCTAAAACATTTATGGCCGTTGACCCTGTAAGCAAGAAAGATTGGATATGGGATGATGTCACCCGTATGCGCACGCTCAATACCAAGCAGTCACAGAAGAAACGGCAGAACCACATCTGCCCTTTACAGCTCGATATCGTTGAAAGACTGATTGAACGGTATTCAAACAAGGGTGAGTTGGTGTTTGACCCCTTCGGAGGTATCGGCACAGTACCTTATTGTGCCATCAGACTGAAACGTAAGGGATTATCTACTGAACTAAATTATGACTATTGGAAAGACAGTCTTTCATATCTGTATGAGGCGGAGATGGAAGTTAGCGCACCCACATTGTTTGATTTGATGGACAGTGCCGTATGAACATCTATCATACAGAACCTAGATTCGACTGCGAGAAATTCGCTCCATGCGGGCGCATCTCCCTGCACAAATGCCGGAAGTACAAAGGCAGATTGGATGAATGCAGGGGATGTACGCTTGTACACCGTAAAGCCAAGACGGTTGCCGGTACGGAAGCCGGAAGAAAGGTTTGTCCGCATTGCGGACGTTCCCTTCCGCTCCACCGGTTTTATAACAGGACTGTCAGATGTGGGGATAAGGAATACCGATGTCTCACCTCCTGGTGCAAGATGTGTATGAGTGAAGTCGCAGCGGAAAGAAATCGTAATAATTAATTTAAAAATCCAATGAAAAACGTAACGAAAATAGCCAAGAAGTCCGCAGGGCTTAGCCAAAAATGCTCGATTTGCCCACTTATGCAAAGATGCACTTTAGAAATCCATAGAGCCTGTTTTGACAGCTTTGTAGAGGGTTTCAAGAAAGGGGCCAGAGCTGCTGAAAAAGAAATAAACAAGAAATTCAAATCGAGATAGAAATGAACAAGAAAGAGCAGCAAGCAATAGACTTCCTTCGCAGTATGGAACGTGACGATCTGCTATCACTCGGATTCTCAGGAGGTAAGGATAGTGTAGTTATACTTGACCTAGCTGAACGTGCAGGCATTAAGTATAATGCGATCTACGCTAACACCACAGTAGATCCACCGGGCACGATTAGCTTTATAAAGAGACACTATCCGCAAGTGAGGATAATACACCCTGAAAAGTCATTCTTTCAGTTAGTTGAAGAAAAAGGACTTCCTTCACGGCTCCGACGATTCTGTTGTGAAAGACTAAAAGAAAGATATGGTATCGGCAAACGTAGTATTGAAGGAATGAGAGCTGCCGAAAGTAGAAATCGAAAAGATTATGAGCCGGAGCAGTGTGATACAAGAAAATGGATGAAAGGCGCAAAGCATATTCTTCCTATCCTCACATGGACAGAAGAAGATGTTTGGAGCTATATTCGAAAATACGGATTACCATATTCAAAGTATTATGACGCTCCATATAATTTGAGCCGTCACGGTTGTGTCGGCTGTCCTCTCTGCAATTACAAGCAGATGCAATTAGAGTTTAAGATGTTTCCCGGTTATGCTCAAAGAATGATAATAGCCGTTGAAAGATATATGAACACTCACCCTAATGGGTTTCTTGCTCGCAACTTTGCAGACGGTTACGAAGCTTTCTATTACTATATAAACGAAATACCTATTGCGGATTTTCATGAGCAAAAGAAAGGGTTATTCAGATTTAGCGCAAGGGAAATTATTCGAAGAGAAATTTTAAATCAATTAACGTAATACGATATAGAAAGGAACTAATATGAAAAGTCAATTTATTCAAGACGTAGAGGCATTTGCTAAAGAAATGGCAGTACGCCTACCTAAGACTCATGAAGGTGGAATTATAATAATGGCTACCGATAACAATGACATAGCGAAGTGTATTATAGCCAGACCATCGCATCTAAAAGAATTAGTTGAGCACATGCTAACTGATGAAAAAATACAAAGCGATATTTTGGAAATCATATCAGAATACGATAGTGAATAACCCTCAAAACAGAAACAGAAATGAAAAAGACTTTTAAACAATGGGCTAAACAGGATAAAGATTTGGATGTTTTTTGTGCCCAGGTGATTATATTGACGAAAGGTTATACAACTACATAGCGGATATCATACCTCCTGCATATTGCTCAAGAGACCTTATGCAAAGATGCGATGCCATTAAAAATGAAAGCGATGTATTATATTACATCACAGTGTACAGAACCGATGATAATCAGTACTTATATCTCGGTGTTTTACCAGAATTTAAACAGATTAGAAAATAGTAATTATTGCATGGACATAATGATTCTATTCTGAGACAACCTATGAGTATCTGTTGAAACACATACAAAACATTTTTTTGTGTCGTTAGTACTCAAGTGCCCCACAGAATGATTATCTTTAAATAATATCCCTTCCCTGTTAGTATAAGCAGATAGAATCCTAATGGATATACTATTGATATCTAAGTCTTTAAAATCTGGTAATCGATAAGATATCGTTATGCTTTTTTGCCCTTTTTCAAAAAGGGTAAATGGAGTTATCCCATCACAAATGGATACATGGTTTTCCTTACTATAATGTCCCAGACTATTTGTATCTAATAAAATAGATGCATTGGTGATAGTAGCAGTTTGATTTCCTATGTTTGTATAAAGAAGACAAACTTTTAATTCGTTATTTTCAATTAGAGCACCAGATATAGTTAAAGCAATCCCTTCCGTTTTCTTAAAATATTGTCTATAGCAATTATAGACAGTAACCGATACAGCGATGATAGATAAAAATAAAGATACAATATCCATAATTACGAGTTTTTGCAAACTTACTAATAAAAACTAACATTCTAATAATAAAATGCAAAAAAATAAGTGGAATAAAGAAGAAAGGAGAATAACCATGACCGAAGAACTTGTAACATTGGAAACAGCAAAGATGCTGAAAGAGAAAGGGTTTAATGAGTATTGTAAAGATATTATTAAAGAGGACAATAATCGGATAATGCAATCTGTGTTCCGAACGAATAAGAATTTGCCAAAATTGTGTTATAGTCGTCCCACTCAGTCCGTTGCACAAAAGTGGCTGCGTGAAACCAAGAACCTGCATATCGAAATATCCTGTATGTATGAAAACTATTGGCTTTACGATATTCTGACAATACCTACCCATGACTTGATAGGATTGTCTGACAGACCTATTGTCCGTTATAATACCTACGAAGAAGCACTTGAAGCAGGATTACAGGAAGCATTAAAACTTATATGATTATGAAAACAATATTATTTACAATTATATTTATTATCGCCCTATTATGGGTTGGAGATCTCACAATTACATTTAAGCCGTTTTCTATATCACTTCCCGGTTGGTATAAGCCTGTAGGTATCATCCTGTTTGTGTTGGCAATGGCGGTATATAACATTGGAGAATACGCTAAAGGGTATAAACAGGGTTTCGATTATGGGATAAAAAAATGTGTTGAAATACTTGAAAAGAAAAATCCATGAGCAAACTATATAAAGTAACTATTTTCGGGGAATCATTCCTAATCGGGTGGTTCCCTTTCTCTTCACACTGGTATAACAAGCTAAAGATAATCAAATGATAGTACGTCATTTTATAAGAGTTCCGGTTGGAAGTACTGTCTATTGCGACAATCAGCCGGTTAAAATACTGGAGAAAGGATATGCCCTTGCTCTATGTGATATTAATGGGAAACGGGTATATATCACCTGCTATGATTTGGAAAAGAAACCATTCATCAGCACGAATGGGGAAGAATGAAAAAGAGCCAACCCACGCACGACCATGAATCAGCTCTTCCTTACACGATTATGATGCAAATATACTATTTACTTTTAAAATAATCGTGTTATGGAACTGGATTTTAACAAAATAATTCGCCTTAAAAAGATTAGAATTGAGAAATCAGAACTTTCAGAAGAAGAAAATACCTTAGCTTCACCGATTTTGAGAGATAAAAGCCTTATTAGGGATATCTATAAAATCTTCGTTGAGCTATTGAATAGCAGAAGTCTTCCCCCTTGTATTGATAGTGTTACCCAGCGGAAGAAGTTCATCTTCATTATCCTGTACCTGTTTTCTCCAAGTTCGCTTGCCGGTGGGAAAATGACAGCTGGGTTACGCGAAGAGATGTCAAGGGTACTTGGGGTTCAGTCCAAGAGTACAATTTCCGACAACTGCGCTGATGTCGTGTTTCTCTATCAGAATTATGGGGATTTTAGTGGGGATATAGAGTATCTTTACACCGAAATCGTAAATCGGTTAAGATTCAAAGGGCTAATCAATTAATGAGCCGGAGTTTAGTGATCCGGCTTTATTGAAAATTTTGGTAAGAAAATAGCTATTAGTCTATCAACATAACTATGGATTCTGCCAAGCTCCTTTATGTACTGTGGTGTATCAAACGGACCACATCCTTCCTCATAATTTTCATGTAGTCCTTCAATTATTTCATAATGTTCAAAAATTAGTTTTACGTTTTCATTGTGCTTATATCTTACATCATAATTTTTTAAGTAATCATATAATGATTGGATTGATGATTCGCAAGAACCATACTCATCGTTGTCTCGATGTATTCTAAAATCATTTTCCATTTCCCTTTTGCAAGTAACAAGCTTTCTTAATAATTCCTTATCTATGCTGTTACACAATTCATTGATATACTTATATGATTCAAATTCTTTTTGAAGTTCAATTTTGTGTTCTTCCAATGATTTATTATAGCTATCTTTTACAGACTCGATTTCTTTAGTAATCCCTGCAATATCTTCTTTTGTTGCCAAATCTTCTCCTTTCTTTTTGGCGTAAGACTGAAAACACAATAAGATAACACTCCAAACAATGTTCCCTATGAAGAACAGTATTCCAATTATTAAATAGTCCATATTATTCTCCTTTCTCTAATTTAATTTTTTTTCCACAATGAGGACAAACAACAGTGTTTTCTTCCTTATCTTCATTCAGCAAGTCAGTTATTCCTACACCTAATGCCTTTGCAATTTCTCCTAACTTCCCAATGGTAGGGTTGCCGGACACTGCGGCATACAAGGCCTGATATGTCACTCCCATTCTTTTAGCAAGGTCTTGCATGGTAATGCCCTGCTGTTTGCAGATTTCTTGTACTCTTAGCATGATATTCAAATTATAATTTGATGCAAAGATAGGAATAGTTTTCAAATTATACATAGAATATATAAAGAATAGTATCAAAAAATAATTTGAAAAATTTTCTATCAAAATTTGTTTTATTCAAAATAAAATTTGATATTTGCATCATGATAATAAAAACATAGTTTGAATAACAATTAAAATATATAAGATATGGCAACAAAGAAGATTGATGAAGAGAAGACATTGAAATATGCAGTAGCATTTTACTTCTGCACGTCAGGTAAGGTAAA